TCCTTTTTTGGATATTACGGGTCCTTGAAACGTAGTTGTTGCCATAATTTAATCCTCCTAGTTATATGCGAATACTGTCTCTAGGCCGTCGACTATACGCGTCAGTATTCTTTATAATTGTATAGTAATTTTTTATAGCTCTTTTTTGCAAAGAGTGCAAGGTATCCCTGTGAATTTGTATGATTTTTGATAGCGCTTAAGTGGCTATCGAAACTTCGGGCTTAGAGTCTTTAATTTGTTTAAGACGAGTAGCTTCTTCAAATTCTTGAGCAATAATCTCTTTAACAATTTCCTGAATTTTTTTATCGATATGCCCCATGTGTAAAGTATATCTACCTTCCTTCAGGTGCTCCTGTTGCCACTCTAGTTCCAAGGACCGTTTCGTAGTGTATAGGTCTTCGGTCATCTGTAACCTCCTCATAGGTTATCCATTTACCTTTTTTACTGGTAAATCCATCTTTTTCGAACTTTACCTCATTTTTTCCTAGTTTGTCAAGGATAGAATTCTCGATATCTTGAGGAGTGTCCTTACACATAACTTTAAAGTCTGCATAATAGCCACAATATCGAATTTGAATTCTGAAGTTTTTCATTGGTAATTTCTTACTTTATAGTCGAAATGAGGCGGTTTTGAGGCCGCCTCATTAATTTGTTTTAGTTGCTATTACGCACCTGGTGATCCGAAGACACCACGCCAGTCAGACCAGCCGAAGCTGTATCTTTCTCTAGCTTTGTATCTCACGTTACCAGTTTCAAAATCGCCTTCCATAGCGGTTTTGATTGGTGCTCTAACAAAGTGTTTTAGTCCATTTGGTACATCTGTTTTAATGAACCATGCGTCTGTATCTGTTAAATAGTGATTAACCACATAACCTTGTGGAATCACATTCATAGACACAACAGCACTGATGTCATTATCAGCTGTTCCAATTCTACCGACAGATTTTAATAATCTTTCAGCAGTAAATTGAAGCGCCGAAGGAACAATCATTTTTCTTCCTTGAGCTGCAATTTTTAAACCTCTTTCATCAGTTAGCGCAGCAATGTCAATCATTGCTTGCTCTAATGAAGTTTCGTTTAAGTCTGCTGCTGTTGATAGTTCATTTTGCTCTGTTCCAGCTACAATTACGTGTGCTGTAGAGAACAGTTCTAAACCATCTCCGCCAGTGTACGAACTATTAAATCCTCTGTTGAGAACGTTCGCTGCTTTAACTTGTTTAGCATTAGCCATTGAACGTGCTAGTGCTTTTGTATAACGAGACGCGAGTCTGTCATACAGATTGTCTTCAATCGCTTCTTCAGTAATTGAAAACGCTAAAGCAAGGGTTTCATGCGTATAACGAGCCGTGAAAGTTTCTGTTGCCGCGTCATAATTAACGCTTGAACCTTCAGGTTTTACACCCGCATTTCCGAATCCAGATAACATAACTTCTTCTTCAAAAGCTCTGTCTGAATTTTCTGTATCGAAAATTTGTGAGTGTTCGTTAGCATAGTTTTTGTATTCCAGCCCAAATAGTGCATTTAGACCAGGTTCTAGTTCTTTGACTAGCTGTGCTCGTGATATTGCCATTGTCTATATACTCCTATTATACGGCTGTTGTTAGTTTAAAGATATGAAGACCAGTATTGGCAACGCAATAAGCATTGACGTTAGCTGAACTTGTATCGCTGTTATCGGGATCTGTTGAGATTCCGATTTGTTTGAAGTTACCACCTGTTCCAGAATCAGACGTGTCTAACTCAGAAGTTGATTGACCAGTAATTGTAGATCCACCTACCCCTACAAAGTCCATTCCTGAATTGTTCATCGCTGCTGTTCCAGTTCCATCGTGTTGTGCTTCAAATACGATTTCTGGGTCTGCATATATGGTCGCTTTAAGATCAGAAGCATCAGTGCTTGCTGGATAATAAGCGCTCCAAGTTGGTTTGCTAGTGGTTGGATCTGTGTAAAACACGCCTCCGAAAACACCTGCTACTTGTGTGTCTCCAGCTGCGGCTGCTTCAATCCCACCAGCTGCAACGGCTTCAACTACTTGTCCAGTGTAAATTGCTGTTCCGTAGTTAGCTGCAATTGCATATTCTTCAGTTCTGATTTGTCCACCTGTGAGATGTCTCGTAGGTCTGAAACCAAAAGCTGCATCTTGATTTGCCATATTTGTTTCCTTTTGTAGACTACTATCCGCAGTCTACGGTTAATTTAAATTCGTTGGATAAGAATCGCTAATAAATTAGTCTTTCTTAGTACCACCGAAGGTTACACGGGACTGCCTTTCAGCATTGATCGGCATTCCTGGGTGCTGTTCCTTCATAAGATCGCTTTCAATCGCGTCGTCTTTGTCTTGAGTAATTTTTCTAAAATACTCATCGCGCGCTTTGACAATCTCTTCTGGTATCCTTGCCAGCAATAGGCCACCAACTCCGATTACCCCTTTGTATTTGCCTTCCGTCACCACTGGATATTCCGATCCTGGATATGCATCAGCTCTTACAAGCTCGTATCCTGATCTTAATCGGCCGGCTATGTTCTTTGTATCTGTAAAGCCCATAGTTTCAGCTCTTATCCACCTGTGATGAAATCCTGCAGGCGCAGGGGGTGCATCTAAAGATGATGGGGGAGTCCAAACAGCTTTTTGAGCAGTTTTTGCTCGGGTTTGACTCGCACGGGAAGTTTTAATTTTTTCGTCAACCATATGCTTATACCTCCTTCATGATTTTTAATTGTTTCGCATATTCTTCAAGTGGCACACCTAATTTTTTGGCGATTGCAACTTCAGATGATGTGAGCCTGATAGTTTTGCGACTAGGATTTACACTTCGCTTCGCCGAAGCTACTGTTTGTGTTAGTTTAGTCGATTCCTGTGAATCAGTCTTACCAAATTTATGCGGGAAGTCAAGCTTCATTCGTTTATCTATTTCAGTATAATATTCGTCTGAATTAGGATCGAAGCCTTCGTCCTCTGTTAGTTTCTTATGATAGTCAAAAGCCGTATAGGTCATAGCATTGTCTTTCCCGAACCATGCATTCTTTTCAGCCCATGCTTCAGCTTTTGGATCTGGTGGTGGAGTTCTTCCGACAGTATCCTGTAAAGAAGGCGTTCTTACTTCCTTTTCTTTATCCTGGGACTGTCTGTCTTTTAAAGCGTTTAACCGGACTTCTTCAATACCAAGTTGCGCAATTGACTTTTGTGCGTCAACTTCAGCATTAATGTCGCCCGCTTCTCTCGCCTTTTCAAGTTTGGCTTTCGCCGCGTCCATTCCAGCGGTTACCCTGTTTTCAAGAGCTTTCACATAATTAGGCTCTAGTTTTGAAAATCGGGTCTTTAATTGAGAATGCTCGTACTGAACACCTTTGGCATAATCGATCGCGGCTTCCTTTTGCCGTTCCGCTTCACGCCATTTTTTTGTTAGCTTAGCAATTCTCCGTTGAACTCCTTCACTGTATTCCTCTAATTCTTTCTTTTCTTCTACTGGTTTTTCTTCTACCTTCTCTTCTACTTTCTCTTCTTCCTTAACTTCTTCTTTTACCGGCTCTTCTTTTACCGGTTCAACGACTTCGACTTCTTTTTTTTCTTCTTCAATATTGACTTCCGCGCCTGGGCCGGTTGTATCAATATCTACTGTTTTTTCTTCTTTTGGCATAGTTCCTCCTATGGTTAATTATGGTGAAGTACAGATTCCGGATCTTTAATCGTTCCTAGAATCTCGTCATCATTCAAGATGCGCACTTCGCCTCCTTCGATGGGTAGTCTTGATCCTGCGTAGCGTGCAAAAATAACCCAATCACCTTTTTTGCACCACGGTCCCGTTGGAAACTTTTCCTTGTCATGATAGGCCAACGGACCCATCGATATGACATAACCGCAGTTTGTTGCGATTCGTAACTTATCTAACGATTCCTGTGCGATTAGAATTCCGCCTTTAGTCTTTTCTCGTGGAGAAAAGGGCAAGACGAGTAGTCGCCAGCCGCTAGGAGCGGGGAGCTGAGATCTTTGAATATTCTCTGGATTTAAAGGTTCTTTGTATTTTTCTTCAAGGGCGTTTCGGTGTTTTGGAACTGCCTTGTCCGATGTCGATAATGTTTCCTTGTTCATCTTTTTGCTCCTTTGCTTTTAGCAGGTTAGAGATTTCCTGAAGCATGTACTGATAGGTACGCGCTTGTCCTAACATATATTGATATTTCTCCATGTTGTCAATACCACCACTGATCATGGTGTCTCCAATGCGCTGAAGATTGTCTCGGATGATTTTTTGTAGCTTAGCAACGATAACTAAGGGATCCATAATTTTTTATAATATTTCTCGTAGGATGGATTTGATAATTTAACTCCATCATATTCAGTCTTAATAGCACTTCCTATATAGCCACCTGCATTAACTTTTACTCTTCCACCTTTTTTATATTTCTTTTCCCATCGCTGTGCGATTTTTGGAAGGTTCGCATGCATGTAGCGTCTTTGTTTTTCTGATTTAAATGGCATTAGTCGTCTAGTATTTTCTTTTGTTTCTTTAAAGTTTCATTTAACTTTTTTAATTCTTCAGCAGACTTTTTTAGCTTCCCAGTTATTTCATGTCCAGCGTCTCTAATTGCATCAAGATATTTCTTATGTTTCACTTTGCTTTTCCATTCTGCAACTGTTTTACCACCAGTTTTTGAAAAAGGTGCAACTTTACTAATAGTCTTTGCTTTACTCTTTAGGTAAGCTTTACCTGCTCCTTTCAGTAGTGTTAAAACCATTGTTTATTTAGCGCTTCCGCCTTTTTTATAGACACGGTCGCCTTTTTTATAACCAAGTGTTCTAGC